TAGCCTACATACACAATAGATGGGTGAATCCCAGTGATCGTGTCATTATTAAGCATCCTGATTATCCCCAGGGTCACTATCATGATACCGATTATGTCATGATGTATGCGTTGTTCCAACTCCTTGTGAACTATGTGGAAATTGAATGTGGCAACTTTCTATCTACTCGCTTTGAAAATAGCTGGCAGAAGTGGTGTCGTCGATTCCGAGAGTTGCCGGTGATTCACTGGCTCGTTCCGCCAACACGTCACGCGCTGCGTGGTCTTCATCACCTGAGATGGGAAATGAAACTGAAGGATCACCCGTCACAGGCCGCGGCGGCAAAGGAACTCTTTACGCTCTATCGTTTTTGGAAGCATGAACGAGATACCCGTATTGATCCCTTTGAAGCCTATCATAATCTTCGGAATGGGAAAGATTGGAAGGGACCAATAACCGAACAAGAGAGCCTCTTGTTGATGGAAGCCACAACCCTAGAAGACCTCTACGAACAAGAAGATACCGATATGCTCACCCGTATTGTTAAAATCCGTAACTGTATGTGGACATAAGGAGACATCATGAGCCAATTAACTCCTCATTTTAGCCTTAGAGAAATGACTCGTTCGGATACCGCGGTACGTCTAGGAATTGAGAACGATCCAACCGCGGAACATCTAGCAAACCTTGTCCTGCTATGTACCCATGTTCTAGAGCCCGTCAGAGCGCATTATGGACCTGTCCGAGTCAATTCTGGGTATCGTTCCCTGGCACTCAATATGTCCGTAAATCCTATGACCTCGACAATCGATAGGTTATCCAAGCATTGTACCGGTCAGGCTGTAGATTTTGAAGTAGAAGGTGTGTCAAACGTGGAGTTAGCAATCTGGTGTCGGGATAACTTACCGGAGTACGGTCAGTGCATTCTAGAATTTTACACACCAGGACAACCGAATAGCGGGTGGGTTCATGTGTCGTATGTGGTGGGGAAGCAGAAAAAAGAAGTCTTGACAGCCGCCAAAGTTAATGGTAAAATAGTGTATTCATCGGGGATCAACGAATGATTCGATTGTTTTTGATTTTGTTTACTATGTTTGTATTGGCGTGTGGAGAAGGCTCCATGACTTCCCCACAGGAACCTATTCATACCTATACGGCTGGCAGTGCCACATTGTCCTGGGATGCCAACGCGGCTTCTGATAACATCACTGAGTATCGTCTGTATCGTTCTACGGTGCCTGGTGAGCATATCCTCGGTGAACCCTTCATAGTGGTTGATGGAACCACCACGACTTACACAGACACGACAGGATTAGTCGGGGTAGAATATTTCTTTGTTCTCACGGCGTTCAATGGACTTGAGAGTGAATTTTCGAATGAAGTGAGTAAACTTTACTAAAGGAGAGTGGTTATGAGGTCAAGTATGTATGGTGATGTATTTGAGTTTATTAAATCCGTTGGACAAGTTGACGGTCATACTGGTCGAGTAACAGACGAGAATACCATCAAGATTTATGCGGATCTAGTGGACGAAGAGTATGAGGAGTTCGTAGACGCGGTCACCGATGAGGAAAAGTTGGACGGTGCAATGGATTTGATCTGGGTGGCCTTGGGGTATTGCATTGCGCGTGGTTGGAACGTCGAGGGCGCCTGGGAAGAAGTCAGACGGACTAATATGGCGAAGCTGCAAGTCGATCCTGTCACGGGTGTTCTGAAGCGTCGAGCAGATGGAAAGATTTTGAAACCAGAAGGTTGGACTGGTCCAAACCTTACGCCTTTTGTGAACGGCGATCAATAGTTCATCTATCAAGGAGGTTTTTGTTATGGCTGTGAAATTACTTATGTTCAACAACGGGCTTCAGATCGTCGGTACCCTCGAAAAGAAGGACGAGGATGGCAAATCGGTAGTGATTAGCAAACCGGTGCAATTGGTGATGATCCCCAATGAAGATCCCTCCAAGAAGGGCCAAGTGAATATGGCCTTTGCTCCGTTTCTGCAATATGCAGCAGAATGGGAGAAGGGCATTTCGTTCATGGTTGCCGATATCCTTACTGTGGTGACACCACTACGCGACCTGGAGAATAATTACAACACCACATTTGGTACCGGATTACTCTTGCCTCCGGGCGTCGGCCGAGGTTAGCACTTGACTTTCCACACCCCCTGTGATATCATCATAGGATGAAATTTTACACCAATGTTTCCTGCCAAGGCAACTACATCTACTATCGCGGTATAGATAACGGTCGGCGTGTACGCCAGAAAATGGAGTATACGCCGACCTTGTTTGTCCCGAATGCTGGTGGAGTCGCCGCTGGTTTTCTGACCTCAGAATCCGACAGACAATGGAAAGATTTACAGGGCAATTCTGTAAGTCCTATGAAATTCAACAGCATCACTGAAGCTCGTGAGTTCGTCAAGAACTACGAGGATGTTGAGAGTTTCATGATCTATGGTAACTCTAAGTATGAGTATGCCTTCATCGCCGATCAGCACCCAGAACAAGAAATTCAGTGGGCCCTCGATCCCATCATTACTGCCTTCATCGATATCGAAGTCGGCTCAGACGGCGGGATGCCTGATGTCGATACTGCCAACAATCCTGTGACCGCAATTACTGTCAAATTTTCCAATGACCGTAAATATTATGTGTTCGGATGCAATGACTACACGCCGCACCGGGAGGATATAGCCTGGGTGCGTTGTAAGAATGAATTTGAGTTGCTTGATAAGTTCATGTCGTTGTGGCGCGATAAGTCCCCTGATATTGTGACGGGATGGAATGTCAAGACCTTCGATATTCCCTATCTGATTAACCGCATGGTGGCGATGGATGGGATGGGAGAGGAGCGGGCCCGCTGGATGAGTCCGTGGGGTCGTATTACTCGAAAAGAGGATCAGTTCTACGGCAAACCTGTGACGACTTATCAGTTACTCGGTCTCTCCACCCTTGACTATCTCCAACTGTATCGCAAGTACGCCAAGAACTCCAACCAAGAGTCCTATAAGCTTGACCACATTGCCCATGTGGAATTGAAAGAACGTAAACTCGATTACTCAGAGTACGACTCACTACATACTCTTTACCGCGACAACTACCAAAAGTTTATCGAGTATAACGTGCATGACGTACAATTAGTTGAACGGTTGAATGCCAAGGGTCGATTAGTTGATCTCGCTATTCTATTAGCCTATGATAACAAGACGAACTATGAAGATTGTTTTACCCAAGTTCGTATGTGGGATTGTATTTGTTATAACTGGCTAAGAACCAGGGGCATTGTCGTCCCTCCAAACAAACACACTAGCAAAGACAAAGCCTATGAGGGCGCGTATGTGAAAGCCCCACTGATTGGCATGTTCAAGTCTATCATGGGATTGGATGCGACCAGTCTGTATCCGCACATACAGATGCAATATAATATGTCTCCTGAGACGTTGATCGAGCCGGAGAATTACACTGATGCGATGCGTGACGTGCTGGCACAGGGTGTATCAGTGGAATCGATGCTTAACAAGAAGCTGGATTTGAGTAAGCTTGAGCATTGTACTTTGACCCCTAATGGTCAGTTTTTTGATACGAGGAAGGTGGGGTTTCTGCCTGAGATTCTTCAAACCATGTTTGAGTCTCGCGTTATTTACAAAAATAAACAGATTGACGCTCAAAAGGAACTGGAAGGTTGTGTTGATCCTGCCAAGAAGACTGAACTGACGGCGCTGATTTCTCGTTTTGAAAATCTTCAACTTGCTAAGAAAGTCGGATTGAACTCAGCTTACGGTGCTCTTGGATCAGAATACTTCAGATACTTTGATATCCGTATTGCTGAGGGAGTCACCCTTGCAGGGCAACTCAGCATTCGTTGGATTGGCAACTATGTGAACAAATATTTGAATACTTTGTTGGAGACATTAGAGGTGGACTACGTGATTGCTTCAGACACCGACTCGGTGTATTTACACTTAGATCCATTAGTCAAACGTGTGTTCAAAGATCAACGAGACACCCCCAAGGTGATCGACTTCATGGATCGGGTGTATAAAACAAAGCTGAAGAAGGTACTTGATGAAAGTTGCCAAGCTTTAGCCGAGTATACTCATGCGTATGCTCAGAAGATGAATATGAAACGTGAAGCGTTGGCCGATGTTGGTATCTGGACGGCTAAGAAACGCTATGTATTGAATGTCTGCGACAGTGAAGGGGTTCGCTATAAGGAACCCAAGATGTTGATTCACGGGCTGGAAGCGATCAAGTCTTCGACACCGAGTGTGGTGAGAGAAAAGATCAAAGATGCGCTGAAGATCATCCTTGGTGGCACGGAACCTGAACTGGTTGCGTTTGTCAAGAAATTCAAGGATGAATTCAAATCTCTTCCGATTAGTGATATCGCGTTCCCTCGCGGGTGCAATGGTATGGAAAAGTATCGTAATAAGGACGGAGTAGCCAAGATGCAATATTCCCATTTTTGTGGCTACGAAGAAGAGGCTGGTATGGGAAACTCAATTTACATATCTGGCACCCCGATCCATGTCAAAGGGGCCCTGATTTTTAATCATTGGGTGAAGAAGCTGAAGTTGGCCGATCAATATGAATTGATTCAAAATGGAGAGAAGGTCAAATTTGTCTTGCTGAAGCCTGGAAATATGTTTGATGATAGTGTGTTGTCCTTCATCCGTCGCATACCGAAAGAATTTGATTTAGAGAAACAGGTGGACTATGACATGCAGTTTGAAAAGACGTTTCGTGAGCCTCTAAATATCGTCCTAACGGCGATTGATTGGCATTCTGAGACACAGTACAATTTGGAGGATTTTTTCTCATGATTCGACAGGAAATGTTGTTGGTGCAATTGATGGAAGAAGCCGCTGAAGTGGTACAAGGGATTTCAAAGTGTCTTCGTTTTGGAACGAACCATGAATGGCCAGCAGGAGAACGGACTGCGGAATATCGACTGATTCAAGAACTCATTGATTTGATGGCATTAGTAGAAATGTGCCAAGAAGAAGGAATGGTCGGCCCGTGGCCGACTGAACTTCGTTCATTTATCGAATGTAAGAAACAGAAGGTTGAAAAGTACATGGCTATGTCAATAGAATTGGGGAAAGTATCATGAAACACAAGTTCGAATCGATACCAGGGTGTCATGTTGTTCCAGGTCATTTGGTGCATTGTACTCGCTGTGGCACAGAGTATCCTAGCACCAGTTTGGTTTATGGGCGCCGTGATGGAGATACTACCAGTGGATTGAGTGGGTGGAACTGGTATTGCGCCCAAGATAATTGTTACGGTAGGAGTCCCCAGAGTATCTATCCGGTAACTGTCCAATTCGCTTGATTTTGCCATTCAACTCTGTTATACTGAAAGGATCAACTATGAAACTCACCTATGAACAAATTGCCGAAGTGTGCCATGAGAACAACCGAGCGTATTGTCATGCTCTCGGTGATTACTCACTAGCACCTTGGAGTCTTACCCCTGCGAATATCAAACAGTCTGCGGTCGATGGGGTGACCTTTCATTTAGCCAATCCTGATTCCTCTCCTGAACAGTCTCACAACAATTGGCTGAAATTCAAAGTAGCAGATGGATGGAAATATGCACCAGTGAAGGACGCCGACAAAAAGGAACATCCCTGTATGGTTCCTTATGGACAGTTGCCGTTGGAACAACGAGTGAAAGATTTCCTATTCGCGGCCGTAGTGGACACCCTTAGAAAATTTTAGGAGATAGAATTATGTCAATGATGGAACGATTGAAGAAAACCTCTAGTATCGAAATTGCGAGCGTCTTGGATGACTCCGAGATATTCGGGGACCGCCAGATGGTGGTCACTGAAGTTCCCATCATTAACGCGGCACTCTCAGGATCACTGAAAGGTGGACTCACATCGGGGGTGACGCAGATTGCAGGACCGAGTAAGCATTTCAAGACAGGCATCGCCCTGTTGTTGATGCGAGCCTTCTTGCAGCATCATAAGGATGGTGCGGTCCTGTTTTATGATTCAGAGTTTGGCAGTCCACCGGCATACTTCAAAACCTTCGGGATTGATATGAAGAAAGTGTTTCACACACCAATCACCGATGTCGAGCAACTCAAGCATGATATCATGATTCAGTTGGCAGAAGCCAGGCGCGGCGACCCTCTGTTGATTATCATTGACTCGATTGGCCAACTGGCCTCTCTCAAGGAAGTGGACGATGCCTTGGAAGGGAAGTCTGTGGCAGACATGACCCGCGCCAAAGCAATCAAGTCACTGTTCCGCATGATTACCCCACACCTTAGAATTAAGGACATTCCATTGATCGTGGTCAACCACACCTACAAGGAAATCGGCATGTTCCCGAAGGATATTGTTGGTGGTGGGACAGGTTCATACTTCGCCGCAGACACAATTTGGATTGTGGGCCGCAGGCAGGAGAAGACGAAGGATGAATTGTCTGGGTATGAATTCGTCCTCAATATCGAGAAGTCGCGCCAAGTCAAAGAGAAGTCGAAGTTTCCAGTGTCCGTGAAGTTCGACTTGGGCATCGAACGCTACTCTGGATTGTTGGAGAATGCGTTGGAAGCAGGCTTTGTCACGAAGCCCAACGATGGATGGTATCTCAAGAAGGGTGCCAAGACCAAGGTGCGCGAAGTAGAGACCAAGACCGCAGAGTTTTGGGATGACATTCTAGCCAGTGAGGAATTCAATGACTTTATTCGCAAGAAGTATGAAGTGGCTTATGGGGATATTCTCGCCAAAGGCGACCCTGAAGCCTCTGATGAAGGAAAATGAGGATTACTGTTTCACCGAGATTCCACTGAATGATGAGATTGTCAATGGAGTGAAGCTCCTCAGTGGTCCTTATCAGAATGTGATTTACTACTACGGGCATGTGAAGCTCGTTCCCGAAGGGGATATGCACCGTCTTGCTTTTCAGTACACGATATGGGATTCTGCCACTCATAGCCGCGAGTCACTGAACGTGAAAGAGTTTGTCAGCCACCTTGGTGACATATTGGTAGCGATCATTGCCGACGAAAACAAATCTGGAGAATATAATGGTCCGTCTGGAACAAACGATTCTGAAGAATCTGATTTATTGTGAGCCGTTCATGAGGAAGGTGATACCCTTCCTCAAAGAAACCTACTTCACTGAGCCCACTGAGCGAATTGTATTCAAGCAGATTGCCGAGTTTGTGGAGCGATATAAGAATCCTCCGACTCATGAAGCCCTGGTTATCAATCTCACCGAAACGAAGAACCTCAAAGAAGAACAGGTTCGTGATGGGGTCGAACTCCTCAAGCAAGTTCACTTGGACCGTAAGGAGCCAACTGATCTGCCGTGGTTGAATGAGCAGACTGAAAAGTTTTGTCAAGATTCCGCACTCCACAATGCGGTCTTGGAAGCAGTCAGCATCATGGACGGACAGGGGGGGCCTGATAGGAAAACCAAAGGCTCGATTCCTGAGATTCTGACCCAAGCCCTTGGAGTATCCTTTGATCCTCATGTGGGTCATGATTACATGGAACAGTCTGACACACGGTTTGACTTCTACCATGCCAAGGAAGAAAAGATTCCCTTTGACTTGGAATATTTCAACAAGATCACTGGTGGTGGATTTTCGATTAAGACACTGAACA